TGTTCTATATGGGAGCACACCTGGAGTCAATGTTTGAATTACTTCCCCACATCAATGTTGATAATCGGGTAGCTCTGGATAAGTTTTACAGGTTCGGCAAATGTCTGCTGGGCTTCTCTCACAAGGGAGGCAAACCTGCTGACCTCTTCGCTGACATGGCACATCATCCTGACTGGAACAAAACCCTCCATAGAGAATGGCACATCGCGCATACACATCGCGACAAAATGGAAGATTATAAAGGCGTAGTAATCAGGCGTCTCTGCTCGTCCAACAATACTGACGCCTGGCACGCGGAACATCGTTTCCGCTGGGCTAACAAGGGAGCGCAAAGCTTCCTCTTCCACCCAGAACTAGGACTGCAAGGAACGTCTGCTTCAAGACTGGGGTTTTTACATGCTGATCTACACAGTAAGGTATAGGCATAAAGTTAAGGATGTTGTACTATATCACCGCTGGGACTTAGAGCCAGACCAGATAGTTACCGTAAACCAGGCAGACTTTAATGATAAAGGCAAGTACCTGGATTTCGACGACGGGTCTGGACTCTACTCTAAGATACTTTCGGTCACCAAGATAAGCATAAGAACTGAAGCTTGTGTTGTCAGGCGTGAAGATATAGTACATACCTGTCGTTTTCACTATCCACAAACAGCTTACTCAGGATTCCACAAACGAGAAGAACATGAACTCATTCGAGGCTTCAGACCTCAAGAAATAAGAACAGCTCACCGCATGATAAAGGGCTACCAAGTAAAGTATGCAACACCAAGAATTAAGGTACTAGTTATGAAAAAGATTTCAGAAAAGCTCAAAGAAAAGGGAGCTACGCTTGATTGGGCTATCGATAAGTTGAAAGGCTTAGCCGAGTCCAAACGAGGTACTATCGGCGACAAACACAAAGTGATACTCTCGATCATGAGAGCACACGGAGTTGAGCTTGAAGGAGCTAGAGCTTTGTCTAATAATAAAGGCAACGCACCTCTACTGCAACAATTCAATCAGTTTAACATTCAACAGAACCGCAGACAAAACCAGCTCCCTGATAAGAACGAAATGAAGGATATTATAGAGGCGTCTCACAAAGTTCTAGAAGAACCTGACGCCTGCAAGAATGCCAACATGGACACTGACGAAGAATGAGAGCAGAACAGTTTCAAAGGCTCAACAAAGAAGAACAGTTAAATCTGATAAGAGCTATCTCAAAAGATTACGCCCTCTTTGCTAAGGTGGTCATGGGTCATATCGTAACAGACATGCCTGACTACCAGAAAGAGGTTTACTCTATCTTGAACGCTCAGGAACGCCGAGACTATAACTTTGCAGCCTTTATTATGTCCAGGGGGTTGGCTAAGTCAACCATAAGTAAAACAATTCAAACAACTGCTGACGCTATGTTTGCGCGAGAGCCTTTTGTTCTCATGCTATCTGAGAGTGTTGGTCAGGCTACTAAAGACTTGGGAGGCGTCCAAGATGAGCTTGAGCATAACGAAATGGTCAACCTTATCTCTGGCAACCTCAAAGGTGTTCTCTCTAGAGACGGAGGCCGTGTCTGGAATAGAGAAGAGTGTGAATTGACCAATGGTGTGTTTCTTTCAGCCAAAGGCTATGGCTCAAGGGTTAGGGGTATCAAATGGAAAACGCAAAGACCGACCAAGATTATCTTGGATGACTTTGAAAGTGAAGCTAACACAGGTACTAAGAAACAGCGTGACGCAGTGGAAGAGTGGGTTGACGCCCAGGTCTTACCCGCTGGAGAACCTCGAACCGTATTCCAGTTCTGGGGTACTATCGTACACCCAGAGTCTTACCTGGCTGGTTTAAAAGATTTAAAGTACTTTAATAAACCTCGCGGTGTTTACTACAAAAAAGACATAGAGCATAACGGAGTACCGGCCTGGCCTAGCCGTTTTCCTATGTCCTGGATAAAGGACAAGCGGGAGTTCTTTGCTGATAAGAACCGTTTAGCTTTCTTCCTGCAAGAGTACTATAACATCCCTATGATCTCCAGCAACGTTATCTTCGACATGGACGCTATCATAACGCTGGACGCTACTGTTGAGAAATACGAACATCTCACCTACCTTAAAGCTGGAACTAAAAAGATACCAATGAACATTTTCATAGGGGTTGACCCTGCTCGTAGCTTAAATTCAGGAGCAGATGATACTGCCTATTGTGCTATCGGAATGTTACCTGGACGTAAGGTAGTGTTGCTAGAATTAAAAACGGAAAAGACCAGGCCTAACCAGCAGGTAAAGAATATTTTTAAGCTCGCCGAAAAGTATAGCCCACGGCATATTGAGATAGAGATAAATGCCTACCAGTACTCTCTAGTTGACTGGTGCAGGACTCGCATGAACGAGGGTTGGCAACCAGCTTTTGCAATCAGAGAGTACACTTCTAGGTCGGGTAAGTCTAAGAAGTATATCGAAGGACTCGAGCCTTTTATCAATAGCGGAGCTACTAGCAGGCTTAGAAGTATGGAAGGCTGGCAAAAGCTTAAGTATGACGCAGAGCATTACGACTCAGGCAGGCGAGACAACCAGGACAACTCACTGGACGCTTTCTTTCTCGCTTTAGATAAGGCGTTTCCGCCTCAGATGTATGATGTAGATGAAGCAATCGCAGAACTAAAACGAAGCAAAAATAATACAACCAAATCAACCAGAAGCTGGATTACAATTTAGGAGATACAATGCTAAAGAAACTAAGCGCACAAGACGCCTGGAAAAGATACAGGCAATTAGCTACATACGAAAACGTGAACTGGGATAACTTCAAAAAAGTCTCCAGACAAACACGTGATTTCTATTTCGGTAAACAATGGACGGCAGAAGAGCTGAATGCTCTCAAGGATAGAGGGCAGTACACTTTAACTATTAACAAAGTTCGCAAAGCTATCAAAGGCATGGTAGGCCTATTCGCCTCTTCCCTGCCTAAGTATAAGGTGGTTCCTGCTGGAGGGCAGGACGAAGTTGCGGCCGAGTTTGCCAACAAGATACTGGACTGGGTTTGGCAAAACTCAAACGGACTTAATCTGTTTCAAGGGGCAGTAAAGAAAGCGTTAATTGAAAACATATCTTTTCTTAACTGTATCTATGGATCAGACGGAAAGGTTAAGTTTAAACGGTTAGACTTTGATGAAGTAATCGTTGACCCTAAGTCTCGCGACCCTCTCTTTCGTGACGCTGAAATGATTATTGTCAGCAAATATATGTCCAGGGATAAAGCTCAAGAACTATACGGGGTAGATAATCTGGTAACCGAAAGACCTAGCGACTGGTCTGTTCAGGATAGTACTTCCGATATGGACGTAGTAATTAATAAAGTATTCTCAGATGATAAACAGTATGTTAAGATTTATGAGAGCTATGTTAAACGCTACTATCGCACAGAAGATGGATTTGTTAGAACTCGTATCAATAAAGAAACTATGGTAGGCTACGACAACCTGTTCGTAGAAACCTTACCTGAAGAGGTAACCGAGTACCCTATCGTACCTGTTTACGTTGAATACACTGGCAACCCCTACCCTAGAGGTGAGGTTTACTTCCTCAGAGAACTGCAACGTTTTATCAACAAAACGTACGGTGTCGTTTTACTGAACGCTCAGTTGACTTCAAACCCTAAGGTGTTTGTAAGAGAAACTGATATTCCAAACATGAGTGTTAACAAGTTTGAAGATAACATGGCTAAACCAGGGAGTTTAAATGTGCTGTCAGGTAACGCCGAAGATCCATTCATAGTACAAGGACAACCTCTGAATAATGCTTTCTTCAACTTATACTCTGACGCTAAAGCTGAGTTTGAGTCAGCTACTTTACCGCAGGAGATACTGGGATTTCACAATAGCGCTGAAAGAGCTAACCAAAACAGCTCCTACCTATTGGATGTTAAGGAGTCGGTAATCGACTCAATGCGTGACTTTGTATCCAACTTAGAAAACGCCTGCGTACAAATGGGCAGGGTTGCTCTTCAGTTTGTCCGCGGTTATATGAAAGATGACAGGCTTCTCTATATCCTGGACGGAGAAAAAAAATACAAACAAGTGAAAGTAAACAAGAAGCAAGGACTCGACGCTGATAGCCCAGAGTCGGTACGCCGCTATGAAGATTATCTAAAACAGAAAGGAGTACCTGATGAAGAAATAGTCAAGGAGACCAAGAAAATCCAGGAAGATAGCGAGTACGCTAAGAACATAGACTACATCATAAATGACACAAATCTCTTGGACGTTGACCTTTACATAGTACCTGGGAGCTTTTCACCAACCTATAAAATGGCAATGCTTAGATTGATGATAGAGTTACATCGCGCTGGAGCTGTTGACTCGAAAGCTATCCTGGAATATTCCCCGATTGAAAATAAAGACGAAATGATTCAACGCTATGACCGTTTACGTCAAATGGAAGATTACGTTAAACAACTCGAAGAACAACTCAAGGAAGCTGAACAAACTCTTAAGAGTAGAGAAGAACAGTTGGTTAGCTCTCGTATTGATACCAGAGTTAGTCGTGAAGAGCTACGTCTCAAGAAAATGCAGGCTGAAGCTAAACTTAAAACTCTTAGAGATAAGTATGAAAACAAACTGATGACTAAGAAAAACATTATGCAACTACAACAAGAAATGTCTAAAATACTGACTGAGGAGAAGATTAACTCAGCACAGCGACAAGCACAAGGGCAAGGACTGACACCCAGTGATAGAACGCAGATAGACGATATGATTGAAAGTTTGTAAAAAAAAATAAGAAAATATTTGACAATATGCGAGGACTGCATATATTGTTTAGAAAGGAACACAAACTATGGATATTTCAAACCAGGTAAAACATTTTAATTCAGGAACACCAGTAGCGGTAAATCGACAAGATTTCACCGAAGAGGTTCAAGAAAAAGTTATAGATTACGCATTAAATGGCAGACCCATAAGCCAGCAGGACGTTCAGGAAGATAGACAGAACCCTGGTCAGCATGAAACTCAGGGAGACAAAGTAGCTATTACACGTGAGCAGTTGGAACGTTTTCAGAATATTGAGAGGATTGCAACAGACCCTGAGATACAAAGACGTTACAACTCATTTAAGGATGAAGCTAACCCTTCTGTCAACTCAACAGGTGAATACAGTAACCCTAACAAAGAGGCTCCCTCACCTGCGACGCATGAGCAACCTAAGTCCTCGAATGATATAGAAGACTGGCTTAACGCAACTATGGATACACCACAAGACGAAACTAGACATGAGGCAGATCGAGACCAACCTTTTAATCAAAACCAACAGAATGACAATCGTAAACAGGATGAACTTGACCGTAATTACAAACAGGCTCTTTACCGTAGGTCTATGAAAGAAGGGTTCGACCCAAGGGACTTTGATAAGTTTGTGCAAGATATGAACATGGACAGAATGGTTCAAATCTACAGAGGCTTTAAGCAGGGGCAATCTCAACAGCAAGCCCAACCTCAACCACAAGCACAGCCACAAGCACAGCCACAAAGTCCAGCTCCTCAACCTGGAGCTAACCTGTCGGAACAAAATGCCCCTACAGATGTAAGTGTCTATAAGGGTATTGGTAGAGGCTACAACTCAAGAGGCACGTTTGATTTCGGTGTATAAGGAATAAAACAACATGGATACTATAAATTATCAAGGACTTACAACTAACTCTCCCGACGGTGTATTTAATGCCGCTCCTCAGGACGTTCAAGACCTGAAAACTTCTGGTGCTGGCACAGAGCTAGCGGCAGCTATCGCAGGCAATAAATACAAAATCGACATCTCTGGTGACGTAAAAAAGTTTGAAGCGCCAGACTATCCGCTTTTGACCCTGGTAGCAAACGCTCCCAGCGAAAAAACACCAGCGCCTTACTTCTACTGGACTGACGAGTACGACTCTGAAGCCTGGGTAGATATAGCTCTGGACGGCCTTCGTTTAAGAAGCGCTTTCGAGACAGGCACATTCAACCTGGGTGGAGCTACTGGCGCAACTTCCGACATTAGACCTTTTGCTCTTTCCAACTCCAGCCAAACTGGCGGAAAGTTAGCGTTCGAGTCTATTACTCTCCCCGTTGCTTCTACTAGCGACGCCGCTTTCGCAAGCGCAGTTGAGCTAGCGTTAGATGACAGCCAGCACCTGACTTTCGGGTTTAGCTCTACAGGCAAAAACATCATCGGCAACGTTGAATTTATGGCTCGCAAGCTGGACAACCTGCTTCGCAACCTGGGCTATGAAAGTACAGTAATCGAAGCAGACAGCAAGACTTACTACAAGCTTGCTTATGTAAGTGGCGCTAAAGCTCCTGCTTACTTTGCCTTTGAGAACATCTCGTACACTACCGACGGCGGTACTACTATCGAGAACGATACTGAAGTTATTGCTCGTATTGAAGAGTTCTACTTCTCTAACGACTTAACTGAAGTTATCTTCAAAGCCAGCATGGCTGACTCTAACATCAGGGCACAATGGGACGGCACAGCCTCCAATAACGTTGTTTGCCTGGAAGAGGTGGCTTCTGGTACAGGTACTGTATTTAACTCAGTAGCCTCTGGTACAACTAGAATTTCTAGAACTGTACTGATTGGCAAACCTGTAGCCGCTCCAGCTCCTATAGCTGAAGGTGAACGCCTGAATAAATCGGGTGGGTTCTTCCAGCACAGAGAGCGCAAAGGCAACTACACTCAAATCTTTGATACTGACATGTACGGTATCACAGGTACTGCCCTTGCTACACAGTTCAAGTTTGGAAACGGTTTCAAAGAAACTCGTGCCCGTTACCTGAGACTGTTCAAGGCAAAACAAGAAGCCGCTGGATTGTGGGGTATCAAATATGAGACCGCCGCAGTTTCCGAGGACGGCTTCGTAAACGGCAAACCAGCTCGCGCAACCTCTGGCTTAATGGACTACGCTATGTATCCTATTAAATATTTCAAAACAGAGTTGCCTGCATACATTGGCTCTAGCGACACTCAGGGTGGTATCGACTTCTTGAAGTGGATCAACGACCTGATTGCTAAAGCCGCCGCTTTCCGTCACAAGGGAGCGCGCAACCTCTCCTTCCTGGTAAGTAGAGACTTCCTTAACTACATCTCTCAGCAGAACGCCTTAATCGGCTCTCATACCGCTGGCAATATTACTGGTGGTATCTGGACTCGTGAAAAACCAAGCGAAATGAACTTCGGTTTGAACATCTACAAGTACGAGTCTCCTGACGGAACTGTAAACTTTGTACATGAACCAATGCTCGACAACACTCCTTCTCTTCCTATTCCGAACTTCTTGTTCGGTGAACAGGTGAACCCTCGTAAACTAATGCTGTCTATCGACACAGCTAACATCCGCAGACGCACCTTGCGCGGTGACAGCATTGAGGGTAACCTGCAAGAAAGAGACCGTGACGGTTTCTTAGAAGGCATGCGTGGAGAGCACGGCTTCATGGTACGCTTCCCGAAAAACAACACCTTGATCTACTGGGGCTAAATAAACAAAGAGGGTGGGGACTAACCTCCTCACCCTTTTCTATCTAGGAGAACTAATGATACCAAAAAAGATAATAATTGCGAGACCTACTATTAGTAAATACGAAGTAAAGCTTCCGAATGGTGAGGTTATCGTTCTGTCAAAAGGCAAGCCTTCTTATGTCTCCAGCGACCCAGAAGTTCTGGAGTTTTGTGCTAAACAAAAAGGCCTGGCTGTTACAGACCTGCCTACACGTGAATTCATTACTTACGCCAAGAAGGAACTGTCTGATAAACCTATCATACAGAACCGAGCCGTTAAGCTCGAAGATGTGCTTGATAAAAAGTGGTCTAGTCGTGAAGAAGAGCTAGCTGTAGCAAAACTTAAAAGCTTAGGCTATATCTGCTATCCCAAGAAAACTAAAAAGGACTAAGCTATGGCACAACTTAAATCACAACTATTCCCTACTCTATCCCAAGGCAGAGCCGCTGTCCTGGATAAGTTTGTAATGTCGGTGAAGGTTGACCAGTCTGTGAGTTCTTTAGCTGAAGTTCCTAAGGTTACGATCTATGGTAACGACGCTGACGGTAACGAGCAGATATTAATAGCAGATGAACCTTTAGGTAACTATGGCGGCACTGGAGAGGTAGAGCGTTTAGTAAGTTTACAAATGCCCATGATACCTCTGCTTAACTTACGTTACGTTATAAGTAGCTCAGAGAACCTGTCTCGGATTGACTATGTTATTATAGTTACTTCTCACGGCATTCCTGTAACCTTATATGGAGGTGAATAATGTCTAAACTAAAATTCCCTCCCTTTTTCACTATCCAGGAAGGTAAGTCTATTATCCCTTCTAAGATTATTTGCACATACATGCGCATGGATAATGGAGGAACAACTGACCCTGTTTTAAGTGTTATCGCCAGAAGTTCTGACGGTGCGGAAGAGATAGCTTTTACAGCCACTCTAGACCAAACCGCTGATTTCTCTATGGCAGTAATTGACACAGACTCCCTTACCAACACCGCAGACCTCATCGTCACCATAGAAAATAGTGAGAACTTGGCTAAGCTTTACGGTATAGACCTTGTATTCGGTCAGCAAACAGCTGTCGACAAAACTCCTTCCTTAGGTTCAGAATTAGGAACAGGCACTTAGGTCATGACTTTAGAGTTCCCAGTTATTCCAACAGTTTACCAGGGCTTTAACAGGATAGCTAAAAAGGCAGTCGTCAACTGTAAAACAGAAGGTGGCAACCCTCTTTTTACCCTGGAAGCTAGAGTGCCTCAAGGCCCAAATGAGCTTGAAGTAGTATCGCTTTTAGCCGACATCCCTCTCACAACTGGGGTGAACGTTTTGAGTATTGAGGCAACTGAGAACAGAGCAATCTCGCTTAAAGCTTCTATTTCAAACTATGAATACGTTAAAGAATTAAAAGGGGTGGATATAATTTGTGAAAACAACAAGTACATCCATGCCCCTAGATTATGGAAAGATGAACTTCTATGGGACGACGGTCAGATATGGAGCGAATAAATGGCAACAGCTATAAAAATAATCAACGACAGAGACTCGTTTGCTTCTGCCCGTCAAAAGATAAACGAAAGCCTAGCTTACCTAGACTCAAAGAGTGGCTCAACAGAATACACGACAGGAGATTTAATAGATACGTCAGGAACATTCTCCACTTCACCAAAGGTAGGAGATATGGCTTTAATAGACAAAGAACTATGGTTATACGTAGAGGATTGATATGGGCTGGAAAAAGCTAATAAACCAAGACACTTTTGATTTTGACAATATCGCAAATAAGCCGACCAGCTTAGCTGATATTAACACTACCGAAGGGAGCGTTTTAGGCTCTCGTAGTAGCGCTAAGACAGCAGGTGCAGGCACTCTGGTTACCAGAAGTGCTCAGGGCGAGATATCTGCAGATAAGCTGGTAGCCCAAAAGATAGACCTGGAAGCTGGCTCAGGGAACACAGAGTTTAAACTGACACGTAAAGACGGCTATCGTGGAGCATACGCCTTAATCAATGACCTAGGTGCAACTAAAGCTCAACTTGTTTTAGACAGCTCTGACAAAGCTTTCTTAACAGCGGCTAACAGGCTCTACCTTCAGGTTAGATCTTATAACTACATTGACCTCTACAACAACAAAATCAGCTTACTCAAGGATACCTCTGTGGACGGTAACCTGGGAATTTCTGGTAGTATACGGGCAAAGAATGATGTCCTGGTTGGAGGAGAAGTTCAAGTCTCAAAGGTTAAGAACTCGTTTAACTCTTTGATTTTGGAAGGATACAAGGGACTGCTGTTATACGAAAGCGGTTCTGCTTACCTCGGCCTTAACCCTCAAACAACCAAGATTAACTTTTACAAACCGCTAGATACCACTCAGTCTTTAACTACCTCATCTTATGTTGACGCTGCAACCTTTAAGGTAAATGGCAGGGCTGGGCAAACTGAAACTCTCAATTTTATAACCCAGCTCCAGTTCACTACGCAAGGTGACTTACAGTTTAAGTATCAAAGTTTTGATATGTCTGAAGGTATATTAACCGCTGTAGGAACAGAACAAGGCTGGTATGATGTACCGACAGAAATACCATAAACAAAACATAAAGGAGAATGAAGATGATGAACAATGAAATGAAAGACAAAGTACAAGCAAAGAAACGAGAAATTGAAAAAGTTTTTGAAGAACTTAAACAGCTCCGAGCAACCAAGTTAGAGGAAGTCGCTGAGATTGACAGAAAACTTATTATGTCACGTGGCGGTTACTCTTCTTTGGAGGAGCTGGAAAAAGAACTTAGATAATTAATACAAACAAAAGGAGACAACAATGGGTTGGAAAAAACTAATTAATGCAGACCATACCTTAAACGACCTGGACGCAACGGCCAAGTCCTCTCTAGACAACAGTTTAAAGGTGGACGGGTCTGGTAACCTTGTAACTAATAACGGAGCTACTAAACAGCTGAAAGCCGCAGATATAGATATTTCCGTGTCTGGTGGCAAAATCAGCCTAGACGGTGCTCAGCAAACTCTTGACGCTGACACCATTGGCGGCCATTCTGTGGAAAAGAATGTTCCCTCTAACGCAGTATTTACAGACACCCAGTTAACTAAAACTGAAATAGACGCTATGAACGTGGACGCTGGTTCAATAAATAGCTTTACTGTTGAGAAAAGCGTTCCTAGTGACGCCCTGTTTACGGACACTCAAAGAGCTGACGCCGACTTTAACAGCTTCGCTTTAAACGGCAACAGTATCCAAGAGAATGATGTACCCGCTCTCTCTGAAAGCAAAATAACTGGCCTTACAGATAAGCTTGATAGCAAGCTTGAAACAGTAAGTGAATCTGACCTAGACACTACTATGGCCACTAAAATCGTAAAAGATTACACAGACAGTATGGTCTTACATGCTGACACTCCTGCTACTTCTGGTGTTCTAGGCAGAGACAACGCTACTGGCGACATCTACATGTACACAGCGTAATGTTAACAATAACACTATTAACCGTTATACTGGCAACCTTAGCTGTATGGTGGCTGGACGCAGCCCTCCAGGTTGAGATTTGGAGAATGGCAGACCCCGACTTAAAGAGGCCTGCCATATTCCACCTCTATAGAGTAGCAATACTAATCACGTATAATATCTTGCTTACCGTTGCTCTATTGCCAACGCTCTCAGCCTGGGTTATCCCTGTTGTAATCTTAGTTAATGTTATCGGGATTATAATTTACGAATTCAGATTTACTTATCTGGCATATGGTGACTGGAAGTTTCATAAAAACTGGGGGTACAAGATAGGTGAATGGAAGATACCATACCCTAACTGGAAAACAATGATATTGGTGCTCATAAGCTCAGCTATAACGCTGGGTACAATCGTTAATAGACTCGACAAGGAATAAAATGCGTATCGCGGATATACAAGGCCTTAACAAATTCATAACACCAGAGCTTATAGAAGAAGCTTACTGGATGACTATACCTAAGTTAAGGTTGGAGCTGAAAGCTTTTCCTGTGATGATAAACAGTAAAGCTGTAGCCTACGGCAGGCAAGCACCTTGGCAAGACATTTATAACAGTCCTGTGATATTGAAACACCTCGACAACTTGCACGGCGTCTCGATTGAAAACAAGACAACTGACTCCTTACTTGTATCATCTACTTCCTCCGTCATAATAGGTGACCCTGCGTTATCAGACTTTGGGTTCGCAGATTACTCTCAAGCTAATAAAGACCACACCTTAACTCCTACCCTTGTTATAGACGGGGAAAGGATTGTATGTACTAACTATGAGGACTTCGAGGGGTCACCTGTTATGTTTTGGGTAGAGGCTTATGTTTATCCTCACCCTGTTAAAAGTCTTAAATATTCTGAGCTTACTCTAGATGATGAGCTATATCCCGAACTAGCCCTACTACTTGCTCCGCAAGCTTTAGCTATCTACTTTCAGGAACGAGGCTTTTACGAAGAAGCTGGTCGGTCAGAGAGCTTGGTAGCTTCTCAGATAAAGATGTTCAACATGAATCAACCCCCCGCTTACAAGGGAGGCTTGTGTTTAAGACAGCTTAGTAGCTGGAGACCAGATGAAGCTTAAAGATGTAATACAAAAACATTGCGACTATGATACAATTCTGGCAGAGTTCCTTGAGCTTATCCCCAGCAAATACTTTGACACTCAAGTTACCAGGGACATTCAGCTCGACGGGATACCTGAGTCATGGGTTCTACTTAAACTAGACGACACAGGACTTACTCCAGAAGTTATCTACAATATTGAATGGAGCGATGAAGAGGTAGCTCTAGCCGAAACTCCAGTTACAGGTACAGTATCTATTACAGCAGAGACAG